ACTTTGGCAAATCCTCGATCGACCGAATCGCCAAGCGTATCAAGATCAACGATACCAAGCGATCGGTGGTACGAGAAATCCCCCTGTTCCCGGAGATCCTAACCGCTCTCCCCGCTGCCGGCGAAGATCCACTGCCGACCGTCCGCCACCTGTCTCACGCGGCTATTACCTCGCGGTTACAAGCCTGCGCGACAAAAGCCGGAGTAGATAACTGGGAAGCTCCTTGGCATAGCATGCGAGCGTCGCGAGAGACGGAGTTGATTGCGTCCTTCGGCCTGGCTACCGCTGCGAAGTGGATCGGAAATAGCGAAAAGGTGGCTATGGCGAACTATGCTCTCGTGCCTGACTCGGACTGGGTACGGGCTAATTTGTAACTGTCGTTGGACGGGTTTTCGCGGGTCGGTGCTAATCTCACACGCATGACCAAAAGCAAAGCCACTGATCTAGCAAAGCATCGCTTGCGACGCGAAAAGCGTCGTCTGTACGCCTCTGGGAAAAACGTCCTGGAGTTGCAGACGAGCGGCGAACCATTGCAATTGCTCGCAGCGGACCCTAACGCTACCGAAGTGCTACCTACGTTTAGCGGCGTAGCCTATACCGGTGGCGTGATGTTTCCCAAGCTAGCGATCCAATGGAATGGGCCAGTGGTGATTGATTTGGCAGGACTCGAAACGGATGGCACCCCACCCGTCCACCGAGACCACGATGAAACTCGACCGGTCGGACACCTGACCGCAGTCGAAAACGATGGCACTCAACTCTCCGTTCGTGGAGTGTTTTCGGTGCCGAGCAGCGACACGGATGAAATCGTCAAAGGCGCGCGGAACGGATTCCCCTGGCGGCCTTCGGTCGGAGTCAAGATTCAGACCTACAGTACGGTGCCATCTGGCCAAATCCTGCAATGCAACGGCAGGACATTTGACGGTCCTATTCTCGTGGTTCGTCGGTCACAACTTAAAGAAACGTCGATTGTCACTATCCCCGGCGATCCACTCGCCACTGTCTCTATTGCTGCTTCGGCAGATGATCCCATGCCAACTTTTGAAGACTATTGCAAATCTCTCGGCTTCGATCCAGCGACCCTTTCACCTGAGGCGATGGACGCTTTGAAAATTTCTTACGCCGAACAAGTCGAATCCTCGGCAAATCCCTCTGGCACGGATGCCGGAGCGGGTTCGCCACCTCCTGACGCTACCTCTTCCCAACCGGAGCCAACAATGGCAAAACCCAACGCAACCGCGTCTTCTCCTGCTGCTGATCTGACTGCCGCTGGTGGCTTGGACTTGCAAGCCTATCGCTCGCAGCTCGCCGCTGAAACCAACCGAGTCAACGCGGTGCGATCGCTCTGTGCAAAGTTTGGAAATCCGACCGTGATGGCTGGCGGAGTAAATGTTGACCTGGCTGCTCACGCCATTGAAAACGGCCTTAGCTCCGAGCAAACCGAATTGCTCGCTCTTCGTCACCGCGACCTCGAAGCCTCCCGCGAAAATCGCCCTCGTGGCCCTGCGATCCATTCCCGAGCGTCGCAAACTTCGACCGATGTTGCAGCATTGCAAGGTGCCTTGATGCTCCGAGCTGGTATGCAGCTTGACTCCCAAGCTTTCGAGGATCGTCGCATTCGCAACCACTCCGCGATCCCTCAATGGCTTCGTGCTTCGATCAATGACAGCGTTCGAAGTCGAACCATGGACGCCGCACACCAGTACTCGGACGTAAGCATGGTCGATGCTTGCCGACTCGGTTTGCAAGCTCGCGGAATCGATGCTCCAAGCAATCGCGTCGAGATGCTCCAAGCCGCGTTTTCAAGCGGTACTGTCGCCGTTCTCTTCGGTGCGACCATCGGTGCCAAGATGCTCGAAAGCTATGCGGAGGTCGATGACTTCTCGCAAGGCTGGTGCTCCGAAGACGAAAACCCAGACCTCGAAGAGCACAACCGCAACCGCATGCAAGCTGCTCCAAACCTCAAGCTTCACCCAGTTGGTGGATCGGCCCAACATGCGACTCGTCGCACCTTGACCGAGAAGGCGCAAGTCTCGCGATTCAGCGAGCAGATGAAGATCGACGAAGCGGATATGCTTGGGGATAACTTCTCGAAGCTCAAGGATACGCCGAAGGACTTCGGTATGGCCGCTGGTCGTCTGCGTCCTGACCTGGTCGCGGCAATCTTGATGAGCAATCCGACTTTGTTGCAGACCGCTCGCACCCTGTTCAATTCGACTGACGGAAACACCGCCACCGGCAAAGCCTTGGCACGTGCTACGCTCTCCGAGTTGATCGCCGCGATCAGCAAGCGTAAGGACGGTGATGCATCGCTCAACCTGCCAACCTCGCACTTGATTGTTCCGCCTGAATTGCTCGATACCGCCGTCCAGCTTTGCTACTCGGCAAACCTCTCGAACGATAGCGGATCTGGGGAACTCAACCCAATCAAGAAGTATGGCATCACCCCAGTAAGTGACGCGCGATTCAGCAACGGCATGACGCACCCGATCACCGGCGTTGCTTTGGCTGGTTCTGCGGTCACCTACTACGGTGTTTCGAAGGCTGCTCGCACGATCGAAGTCTTGTACCTAACCGGTGCAGGTCGCGTTCCAGTCGTTCGAACCGATACGCTGACCAACGGCGAATTTGGAATCGTGGTCGACGTTCGTCATTACATCGGAGCCCTGCCACTGGATTGGCGTGGATTCCAACGTCACGTTGGCTAACCCGCAGCTGCATAAAGCAGCGTTCTAGGCATCCTCACGCAGGGTTTCGGCCCTGCGTTTTCATCATCCTTTTTCCTCGACCAACGCAATGAAAATCCGACTTCGACAGCCCGTCGTGTTTGACGGTGTTACTTATCCTGCTGGCCATGTCCTCGAAACCAAAGGGACTGGAATCAGCGAAGAATGCTTGATCCAGCGTGAATGGGGAGAGCAAGTCTCCGACGACACGCCCGAAAGCGAACTGGCGGAGCCTGAACCCGTTGCCGTTGTTGTCGAGGACGCACCATCGTCCAGCGAGCCACCTGCGGAACAACCAGTCCAGGCCGCTCCCGTCGCTCCCGTAGTCGCTGCGGATCCCGCACCGGAACAACAACCCAAACCAAAGCGCAAGTCGAAGTAGTCGTTTACTAGGCTGGCAAACGTCCAATAAACCACCATTCATTCGAGAGAATCAAGCATGGCAACATACAAGCAAGATGGCGATTTCCGCCAAATCACCGCTGGAGCAGACCTGGTCAACGGGCAAGTCGTACAGACTGCTGACCTTTTGGCCGGAGTGGTCGAAGGGCTCGCCGGCATTAAGAACGGCAAGGTTGGAAACGTACGCGTCGAAGGAATCGTTACCTGCGACAAGGCCAGTGCGACTGTGATCGCCGCTGGTGATCGTCTTCAACTCGCAACCGCGACCCAGCTCGTGACGGTCAAGGCTACCGGTGCCGCTGATGCAGGTAACATCCTAATCGGTCGCGCCGCACTTGCGGCAGGTAACGGAACCACGACTGTCGACGTAGACTTTAACCGAGCTGCGGTTTAAGCCCGTCTGGTCCGCCTCGCTCACTCGCCAATACTGCACCCGATTACATGCTCTTTGATTTCCTCGTGATCAGTCTAGCTCTCGTCATTGTGCTCGCGTTTATTGCGTGCCCTTGGTTGATTGTTTGGCTGCTCGTCAGTGGAGCAATGCATCTGCAAGTAATCGGATTTGCAATCGGCATTCCCTACCTGTTCCTTGTGTTGTGTTTGGTTGCCATTGTGGCCGACGACATTGTTTGGCGAATTACGTTAGGGTAATCCATGGCTATCAAGCAAACGGACCTCCAAGAATGGGGCGAGCTCGAACAAAAGCGGATGACGCTCCAGCGAGAGGCGAAGACTGTCACGGATCGCCAAAAGCAACTCGAAACACAGTTCGAAGCCGAGCTTCGCAAGTCCGGTAAGAAAGTCCTCAAGCGTGGTGGGTACACACTCGCCATGCAACCAGGTCGCGCAAGCGTACCCTGGGCAAAAGCCTACCTCGCGGCCCTTGGTCCTGATGCAGTGCAACAGCTCAAGGACGAAGCCGCGAAGACATCCACCGAAGTGTTTGTGATCCTGCCACCAGAGCCACCCAAGGAGTAACCCATGGGCATGCTCGAGCAAGGCACGCAACACCTAGCCGCGATGCTTACGCAACACACAAGCGTCGAGATTCAATACAGCAAACGAAAGATCACCAAAACGATCAAAGCCACTCGTGGCTCGACACCGTTTGAAGGATCTGACGCAGACGGAATTATCCATCGAACGGTTACTCGCGACTACCTAATCGCGAAGGACCAATGGCCGTTTTCCGATGATCCGCAAGACGGCGATCGAATAACGGATGGCAACCAGGTTTACCTCGTGCGATCCGTACCAGGTCAACCCGTTTGGCGTTTTTCCGACCCTGGCGAACACCTTTACCGAATCCACACCAAGCAGCAATGAGCCCTGATAGACAACTGCTCGCAGACGTCGCCGCCGCTCTAGTTGCTGCTGCGGTTGTCGATCCTGAGACCAATGCTCCGCTTGATGCGGACACGATCCAGATTGACTACCTGCCGCGATTTACTCCTGAGGATCTTGAAGATCTGAAAGTCGTAGTCGCTCCGAGACAAAACACATCGATCAAGCTTTCGCGTTCGACGCGGGAGTTTGAACTCGGTATCCAAGTTGCGGTGATGCAAACC